ACAAGACGGCGACCGTTTCCAACATCAGTTAGAGTACGCCAACCTGGACGACCACCATCTTCTTCAGAAATAGCATCTAAGTCTTTAGGAAGATCAAGATTGCCATTACTAGAAGCATCAGATATAGACATACCATCTTCGATTAATCGAGTCACTGATGTGCCAACTACGTTAGCAGAGTATGAAGTTGCAGTTTCGGAAGACGAGTTATTAGCCCATTCTTGCCCCTGGCTAGCAACCCACTCAGTAAGTCCAGGCCAAGAACGGTCAATCTTTGGGCTAGACCCAACAAAATCAATAGCACGGTGAACGTGCATTAGAAGTGAGTTCGTGCCCTCAAGCTCCATTGGTGGACGAACCATCTCGTGATTGAAGCGAATCATCATTGACTCAATCATCAAACGAGATTCAGAGCTAGTTCCAAACTTATTAGCTAAAGCACAGGCTAGGCGATAAACCTCAACTGCTCGATGTCCCTCGTCAATTCCTTCTTCAAGAACTTTTTCAATGTCAACTCGTTCACCAGCAAACTCAAGTTCAGAGACCCAATCCCAGTTGCCATCTTTATAGGATGAACCACTTGACTGGCGGAGTGCTTTGGCTCGAAGAACAGATAGAAGCTCTTCAGGAGCGTCAGCAATTTCCATCTCCCACGGAGCGTGGCCGGGCTTCCAGTCATATGATGTACCAGAAAAGTGTCTTGATGGGGCAATAAGAATGTACCCATTGTGCTTGATATCAATTCCCTTTAGACCCTCTTTAGAGAGGTTTCCAAGGAATTTTTCATCCGGGTCACAGCGATAGATTAGGTGGCGTCCGCGAACAACTTTACCTTTGACATTATATTCACCAGTTATAGCCTCAACGGTTGGCGGTAGATTTCCCTCGGCACGAGCTTCTAAAATCTCAAACGACTCGTCACCACCAGAGCGCGGGTCAATATCAATTGCAAAGAAACCAGACGGCTTACAAAAAACACCAACGTTATACTCAGGATTTTGCTCCCACCAAATACCGACCTGAGTAGGGTCAGAGCTAGCTTCAGTGTTCCAGTTATAAAGAGCTGGGTGCTTTCCTACATCTTTAGAGTCACCGTGCGGCTTATTGCAAGTACAGCGACCGTCTTCAATGCCGTGGACAGGGAGCAATACCCATCCCTGTTTTGCGTACCAATCCGCCCCTTTAGCTAGGCGACCGTTGCCTGCTGATTCCCAGTTGCTCATATAAAAAGTCTCTCCAATAAGTTAGTAATCAAAATAGTACACCCGCAAGCATGCGAGTGCAAGTTGAAATGCCGAAATGGCTATACTTATTGGCGGCTCGAGCTAACAGCCCGTCAAATAAGGCAATCCCTTATAGGGTAAAATAGAAAAAGCAAATCTAATTGCTTCCTAGAGAGTTCTATTATAGACCATGCCTGCAGAGACTATTTTTACCATTGCTGCTGTTATTACAGCATTAGGAGTCATTTTTGGCGGTATCTATTCTGTATACAGATTAGTCTATCGCATTGGACAAGCTTTGGGGACCGATAAGGACGGTAGAACTCTAGCAGATAGACTCGATCGAGTAGAGCACCAACTCTGGGAAAATGGCGGAAGCTCACTGGCTGACCGAGTCAATAATATCGAAGCTCATGTAATGAAGACCGGCGCAGAGATTGGAATTATTAAATCTCTGGTTTTAGGCCAAAATCCAGCAATAGAAGAACCAAAAATTAAACCAGTTAGAACACGTAAAAAAGCTAGTTAATTTAAAAAAACCTCGCTATACTAAAAGACATAAACGACATAAGGAGAGTAATGTCACTGTCTGACAAATTATCTGCCGCTAACACTACCCATGTGGTGCGGCTATGTAAAATCGGAAGTCTACTAGCAGGTAGTATTTTGTCCGAGCAGGATAAGGCAAATCTAAAAGCTGTCCTTGATGTAGAAGATGCAAACCCTACTAGAATTAATAACAGCACTATTGGCCGTATCCTTCGTGAAGAGGGACATGACATAAGCAATAGTGCCGTAGACCGACACCGTCGTGGCGACTGCCCATGTAAAAGAATGGCTAAGTAATGGGAATTTCAGAACGTTTAAAAGATTTAAGCAGTCCCGGTAAATCTGGATCAGATGTTAAAGCTCTAAATATTCCGGAAGATTGGCGTCCACGAATGGACGTAGATACTTCTAAAGGTGGGTTTATTATTTCTAAACCTAGACCTTCTTCAGAAATCCCGGACGCTGCTACGGTAATTGAAGAATTTGGACTAGACCCAAACGAGTGGACCGTCTCATCTATGCGTCGCGGTAAGTGGCAAAAATATGATGGCGAATTCCTTGAATCACTTAGAGTCAACTTAGTCCCAAATACACTTGTTTGTTATGACCAATTAGACGCCGAGAAGCTAGTCGATGAACTTAAAAAATGGCGTCCAGCAACAGGAATTAAAAAAGCAACAGGAACTGGCTCTTACGGAGTATTTCCTAGCGACCAGCAGATTGGTAAAAAATCTGGAACGCAGGGGACTCAGCAATCAATCGACAGACTTTTGTATCTGACCGAAGCAGCTGTAAATAAGTTTACTAACTACCAGAAGATGGGACTCTCCTTCGGAACAATTACTCTTGGATTACCAGGAGACCACGTCGAGGGTAACGTTAGCCAGCATGGTCGTCTCCAGGGCCAGGCTGCTTCAGATCTCGGACTAACCGAACAGGTAAGAGTCGCACGCAGACTGCTTATGGCTCAAATCAAAGCTTTTGCACCGCTAGCTGAGAATATGATTGTTCCAGTTATCAATGGAAACCATGATGAAGTGACTCGTCAAGTTGCAGCAGATCCAGCAGACGGTTGGAACGTTGAGATTGCTTCGGCAGTTCAAGATGCCTGCGCAGAAAATCCTGCCTTGCAGCATGTAGAGTTCCGTTTTCCATCTTCTGGACATCAAACCCTAGTCACAGAAATTTGTGGAACTCACTTAGGAATGTTCCACGGACACCAAGCAAATCAGAACAACGTTCTAAGATATTTATCAGGTCAGGCCGCTGGTCAGACTGCGCTAGGTCTTGCAGACATCTGGGTATCCGGACATTTCCACAACTTCCGCACTATGGATATTGGTGACCGACTTTGGCTACAGTGCCCAACAACCGATCCAGGTTCAGAGTGGTTCCGCGACCGAGCAGGCTTAGAATCAAAGCCTGGACTATTAACAATGGCATTTGGTGGAGACTTCGACCCACGCGAATATATCAGCGTTATCCCTGTAAAAAATAAATAAAATTATTTAAAACTTTTTCTTTTTAATTTCTTGTGAGTGGTAAGCGTCAACCGCGTTAGCACTAGTTCTACTTTGCCAGCTAAATAAGCAATCCGAGCACTCAACCATCTTCATAGTCGCCCAGCGACCACCATTTGGTCTGGAGATAGTTTTAGTAGATAGAGAAGCCGTCTTTGATTTACAGTAAGGGCAGAGCGGGAACCTATTATGACGCATCTCCTGACCCTCCCAGTTGACAGACAGAGTCCTACGAATCTGTTTGTAGTTAAGACCTCCCCAGATACCCCATACTTGCTTGGTATCTAAAGCCCAGCGGAGACACTCTTTCCTGACAGGACACGCTTCACAGATCTTTAACGCCTTGTATTGCTTGGATGGCTTATTGGCGAAAAAATCTTTTATGTGGTCTTTGTTTTCTGGTTTAGCGCATTCAGCATCTTCATGCCAATCTTCATTACTAATAAACATCAAAAATTTCCACCCAGGTTATAGGAACTACTCCGCTTAGGAAAGATCCAGATTCTGAATAACCATCAGCATTACAGATAAGCTGCCTCTCCGAGTCAAGACAGTAGCCGGCATAAGAGTGACCAGAAGCTCCAGAAGCTATAAGCGTGAATCCACCAGACAGCGAATCAGATATGCCCTCCCTTTGTATAGAAGAAGCTAGAGCTTTTCTTACGACATCTTCTTCAATATCTATGTGTTCCTCTGTATAGAAGACAATAGAGTCCTCGTGAAACGGGTCTTGATTGTCCCCGTCCCAGATAAACCAAAGGGACTCACCGATTCTAGAATCTTTAGCCATGTAAAGATTATATATTGATAAGTCCCGTTTAGTGTACTAAACTTACGGTAAATTACAAATTACACAGGCCACACGTATTCGTATGTTTCTACACGATACCCTGCATCTTCTGGCCAATTAAACTGCGAATACCACTCATAATCTTTACTTAAAAGGGCGGCTCTATGGCTTGCCGCAATCTCTTTATATTGAGGTTGATAGCGCATCCAATTAGGATTAAACATATTTTCATCAGTTATTATCCCAAGCGTGATTGCTTGTACAACAGTCGCTTTAGCCTTATCTCCAATAGTAGACTTAAAACCACGACGTTTCCACTCATTAACCATACATTGTATGTAGTAGTGTAAAGCCATTTCGTGACCACGCCACATCTTTACTGCCGGATGATTAACCCATCCTTTAGGGACACGGTGGTTTCCTTGCGGATCAAGCTCAAGCAGAGTCATAAGAATCTGCCAGCCCTCAAGGGCTTGCTTGTTGAGGCGCTTGTTGTCAAGCACCTTAGCGATATCTTCGAAACTAGTAGTTATAGGTACAAATGTTTGCATGACTAAATAATATGGGATTTATTTATGCTTGTCAAGTCCAAATGCAGCAAAATTTGTTTTTAATTTTCCATAGGCGGTTACTTGGTATTTGCCATCAACTAGCTCAACTTTTAGCTCGTTGTCGGTTTTATCAGCAACTTCATTGGTAGGCATGTCTAAAAACTCACCGATATAATTAGCTGCAAGTTTTGTGGCTGCTTCATAGTTCTTGGCTTCAAACTTTAACTCAAATGAAGTACGCATTATCGAATTCTCTTTTCTAGCTTATACGGTGAGTAGTGCACGCCTTCTAAGTCTGGTGTCTTACCGTCAGTTGATTTAAAAATAACATCACCATATCGAATAGCAATAATTTTACCGCGTCGCCCATTATGAGTAACGCCAGCTTTGTCGCTAAATGCGTTAGATAAGACTCTTACTTCATCTCCAATAACGATCTGACCAGGCATAGCTGGAATCCAGATCTCATCTGCAGTCTTATCTTCATAGATATTCTCTCCAGCCGCTAGTTTAGAGAAATATTCTATAGTTTCTTTTATCTGGTTTTCACTCAGCTTTTGAGTATTCCAAGTTTCTAGCAATGCAAGTAGGGCGGTTCCCGTGCCAATTTTTACTTTGGCATCCTGCATTTGTTGACGTACCCAGTCAAAATTAATTTCTGGCATTTTTTTCCTTTACTTTGTCTCTTTGAATATAGAACTCAGCAGAATGTCTGATTCCTTTTTTGTTGAAATATTGCTGAGATACGATTCTTTTTGCAGTTTTGCAATATTAATTATATCTTCTTTTGTTTGGCTTTCAAGATCATACCCAAGGATTGACCACTCAGGTCCAAGCTGAAAAGTTTCTTTCCAATCCGATAAAATTGGAGTACCGGAATTCAATGCCTGAACCAGTCTATATGACCACCAGACACCTACTCCACGCTCCTGAGGGGCCATTAGAAGACCAAAAGACTTCTTTATGGACTCGAATGCCTCATAATCGGAAAGCTTCTTAGAGGAGCCTATAGAGCCTACAGGCAAGGTTAGAAGTCTAGATAAATCAGATAACCATCTAGATTTTGCCTGATCTGATACCCAATTAGAGCCAACTTTTTTATCTAGTGGCACATCCTCTGTTATTAAAAATGAATCCAAATTTATTGGTATAAGACTTTCTTCCGCAGATAACCCTAAGAGCTTATCTATATTTCTTGAGCTGGCCCATGGTAGCGAAGGGTATATAGTTTTAGGCCATTTTTTAGTAAGTAGTTTATTTACTGCTCCGGATATGCTCTCTAAATAAAAGCCTTTAGCTAGTGAAAACTCTCTACGTTTTGAATGAAAATTAGTGAAAAGACTGAGCGGATCAGCGTCGATTGAGTTAAAACCATGTTTATACTGCCATAGCTGAGGGTGGTCTAAAACCATAACCAGCTTAGAAGACTCGTACATAATGTTAATTGCGTGTAGTGCCCCATAAACTTTATTTGCGCTCAGGCTAGTTGGCGGAGTTAGTCCAACTACAACATAGTCATATTGATTTAAATAGTCTTCAGTCCAAGTAACGCTTGGAGTAGCCCACTCTACAGTGGAAAAAGTTTCGACTCTTTCAGATAGAGTCCTAAAAAATGTCACATTTGATGATGGTTTGGTGTGGTGTGAAGCCATACCAGTAAATAAGATTTTCATAAATATCTTTCTTGTAGATACGGGGGACACTATAAAGTGCCCCCCGTTTCCACATGAGTGTTAGAACGGAGTTGCGTCCGAAGTAACAGGAGCAGCAGGAGCCGGGGCAGGAGCCGGGGCCGGCGCTGGAGCCGGGGCAGGAGCAGCCGCTGTAGCGGTCTGAGGAGCCTCGGTAGGAGTTGGAGCAACGTCAGTACGAATAATGTGGTACTGCTTAATTTCGTTGCTACGGTTTCCGTTATAGGTCTTGGTACCAAGAGTTGCACGGAATGAGCGACCAAATAGGGCCTGCTCAATCTGAGCGTTGCTTGGGTTCTGGTCAAAGTATGACTTTCCCAAACCAAGTGCGGTCATCTTCATAAAGAACATGCCGAGAGCCTTGCCATTCTCTGGAGAGACAACAAGGTTGTCCCAGACGCGACGCTTTGCGTGTGGACCACCCTGAACTTCAGTGGTGATCTTAAACATAGTTTTACCCGTCTGGGTAGTGGTTGCCTTTGAGTCGATTACCTTAAGTTCGTAATCGCCATCTGGCAGTGGTTCGAAGTTGGTGGTTGTGTCGCCAGCTTCTTTGATTAGGTCGGACCAGTTGACTGATGTCATTTTTGGTTTAGCCTGCTTTCTTATTAGTAGTTGTAGTTGTAGCCTTCTCACCGAAGACTATGTCGAGCATGCGTTCTACTCCTAGATCGCCTTGCTCAACGACTTTTCCAAGTCGTCCTTGTACACGCTCACCGGCTTCATACTCCGGAGTGCGTTCTACATACATTCGACGAACCTTGTAAGGCGACTGCATTGGGTCAGGATTTGGAACCTGCTCCACTGTAATTGCCCCAAGAATATCGTAGAAGTATGGAGCCTGAATTGCAAGTTGACCCTGTAGGTAAGGACGGTATACACCATCCTGACCCTTACGAGCCATTGCAGTTAGCACCACAGCCTCTAGCGGCTGGGTTGCGTGCATTGTAAGGTCACGGAGGTCACGAAGTAGTGCACCCATGTGGCGAAGTAGTTCGCCCCACTGCTGCATCTTCATTTGCTCTGTACCTGCAATTTGGTCCATGCACTTAACCTGCAACTCCGAGATGGAGTCAATGATTAAGGACTTGAACTGGTGTTTGCCGCTCTGAAGCCATTGGAATGTCTTCATAACGACGTCGTAGTCACGAACTTGGACTACAACTGTGTCCCAGGTTCCGTCAGCCACTGGTGGCTCTTCACGGATTGGGTCCCAGTATTTGACATTGATAGGTAGGAAGCGATGACCGCCCTCTACATCCAACATCAAACGTGGATAGGGTGCGGTAACGGCAAAGGTTGATTTACCAACCTTAGATTCGCCATAAACCATAATGGTTAAACTGCGATCGACTTGCGACATTACTCGGCTCCTTTCGTCTCTGTGTTGTTGTAATAACCGTAAGGGTCGGCGACCGCAAACGCATCGCTAATTGCTGCTTCAGCTGCCGAACCATCGTCAACTAAAGGGCAAATAGAGAAGAATTGGCATTTCCATTTGCAGTCGCGAGACGGCTTTGGATATGCAAGTTTATAGTGGCTCTCTCCAGCATCGAGACCATCACGGACTCGAAGCATGTCTTCAAGTGTACCCTCAAGACGTTGCCAGAAAGAGCGGAGTGTAAATGCATTGTGGCGCACTTCAATTTGACCATAGAAAGGTGGCTTTGCGTATGCTCCACGCTTTACCTTACGAAGCATAGTGAAGATACCGCCCTCGGAGCGTTCACCGTCCTGGTTCTGAGCCTCTTCTAGAAGCATGTAGGTAAGAATCTGCTCGTTCATGTGGGCAGTTGACCCAAACTCAGTGAATGAGCTACCAACAGTCTTGAAGTCACGGAACATACGAACGCCATCGATCTTACGACGAACACGCATATCGATTTTACCTTGTAGCGTTACACGACCGTCCATCATTGGACGTTCAATAACCTCTTCAGTAGAAATCATTTCAATTTCTGCATCGATACCCTCAAGCTCTACCCATTCTAGGTAGCCCTCAAGCATTACGCGACCAAGTTCAGCTTCGGTCTCAAGTTCAGTAGTGTCGCGGTATTGGTCAGTAAGGGTTTTCATATCCTTAGCAACCAATTTCGAGTGAGCTTCTAGAAGCGGAATACCAGTCGAATAGTACTGGTCTAGAGCCTCGTGAATACGAGAGCCAAGAGCTAGTGCTCCAGTGTAGTTCTCAACCTTTGGCTGTAGACGACGGTAGTAGGTAAACCACCAGCGACGACGACAGTCCTTGAATGTTTGAATCTCGGAGTTAGAGATTCTGATTGGTTCAGTTGTCATTATAGAGTTGCCTTGCTTTCTTTAAGCATCTTGAGTAGCTGTTCTTTATCTCGAACAATCTGCTCAAAGTTATCTGATTTTGTGTCTAGAGCCTGAATAACACGCTCTTCGACAGTTCCTTCGGTTACATAGTCAGTGATAATCACGCAGTCGTGAATCTCAGAGCCAATGCGGTGGACTCGATCTAGTGCTTGCTTGTAGTCAACAAGAGACCATGGTCTTTGTAGCATAACAAGTCTGCGAGCTGTTGTCAAGGTGACACCAACACCACCGGCTTGTGCAGTGAAAAGAATCCACTTAGTTTTACCAGACTGGAAGTCGTCAATAGACTTCTGACGCTCGTCCTGGTCTTGAGCACCAGTAATCAAACCATGCTCAATACCCTCTTTAGTTAGGCGGGCACTTAGGATTTCAATGAGCTGACGAGACACTGCACAGACTGCCACAGAGTCTTCGCCAAAGTCACCATTTTTAATATCATCCATCAGAGCATCTACTTTACACGATGGGTCTGACAAAGTAACTTTTTCTTTTCCAGTCTCGTCTACAGACACATCAGCGTATGAGCTAGCGAACTGTAGAAGACGCAAAGTTTGTGTGAGTGGGTTAGATGCAATCAGTGAGTCTCCACTTTCTAGCAGAGTGATCATGTGCTCTAGCATTTGCTTGTACGCTTTTGCCTGTTTTGCACCCATCTCAACGTCACGGCGTTCAGTAATTACCTCTGGTAGCCAAGGAAGTACACGAGATTTAAGCATGCGACGCATACGAGGATTGATTGCAGCATAAAATTCGTCTTCCATGTGGGCCTTGACACCAAGAACCATCATTCCACCAAAAGCATTAATCATCGTGTCAATCATGCGGTCAATCCACTTGGTTTTGCTAGGCCACTCTTTTGGCTCTAACCAGTGAAGAATAGGCCAAAGGTCAATTACATTGTTAGCAATTGGAGTACCAGTAAGAGCGTAGCGAACATTGGCATTCCCAGTCGCGGCCCAGAGAGCACGAGTCTGCTTAGACTTAGGGTCCTTAGAGCGGTGAATCTCGTCAGCAATAACAGCTTTAAAATCAATCTCGTTTAGTTCACGAGTGTGGACCTCGCAACGAGCAGGAGTGATTCTAGAGTCGTGACCCTTACAATCAACACAACGGGCAAGGGCAATAGAGCCATAGGATGAAAGTCTTGAGTGAGTGCGTAGTGATTCCCAGTTAATTACAATCACATCTGACTGCTGATCGAATTGGGCACGACGCTTAACAGCAGAACCATTGATAACAGTTACGTTTACTCCAGGCCACCAGCGATCGAACTCACGCTCCCAGTTCTTTTTAAGAGTGTTTGGGCAAATAACTAGTGCAGGAAAAACTTGTTCACCGTTGTCGTGCATCTTTTTTAGAGCACGAATAGCCTGAGCTGTTTTACCAAGGCCAGGTTCATCAGCAAGTAGGGCACGCTTAGCAGTGGCTAGAAACTCAACTCCAGCACGCTGGTGGGGGAAAAGGTCTTGGTCACCTACTTCAGAGATATCGACATCACGAAGAGCATTAGACGGATCAATACGAGTAAGTTTCTCGGTAGCAGCCCAGGCAGCTAAACCTTCACCAATAACTAGGCTCTCGCGAAAAGTAGAACGTAGTGCTAGACAGCCAGCCCATGAAAGTGGGATACGCCATACAGAAGTTTTGGTGTCCCAAGAAGCCCCAGGGAGGCTTTTACATAGTTCTTTTAGACGCCATTCAGCGTTGATGACGATGTGCTCGCCCGCTGGGTCGAGGTCTACAAATACAGTCATTGGATTCCTTTGTCGTTGTGTATATACATATTAGCAGAAAAAAACTCTGTTGTGTTAATTTTTTGCTAATACTTTTATTCTTTTAATAAGTCTACAGGATGCCACCCTGTTTTTACAAATCTTAGCAAACCGTGTCGGATTGCGTCAAGTGCGTGGCCTTCGCCACCTTTGTGCCAATAACCGAGCTTTTTTAGTGCTGGATTAGGGAAAAGAGCTTTAGCGTCGGACGGAGCTTGTAGATTTAAATCTTCGGCTTTCATACCTAAATCCATCATGCACTGCTTGAGGATACCAATCTGCTCTAAAGAGTATGGCGACTGAGAGTTTTTCACAGTCTGAGCATTGATAGTGAATCGCTCGCAAGCAATCTCTATAGCAATGCCCTCCATCATAGCTTCAGCTAAAGCTTTTCTAATTGGCTGAGCATACTCGTCTTGTTGATACTCGCCAGACCAGATTAGCTCTGGGTCCTGACCATCTTCTTTTTTGAATAATGCGATACCGCTGGCTTTGCCAGGATCTACAGCTAAAACAAATTTAGTCATTAGTACTTTTCTCCCCAGTTTTCTAGTGGTCCATCCACATCGGCAGTTAGCGGAACTGCCCAACCGTCTGTTGTCGTCATGCACTCACGAACAATACGCTGAATTTCTTCTGCATCTTCTCGTGGTGCGTTTAGCACAATTTCGTCGTGCACCGGGACAATTAGAAGCTCTGTAAGGTCAGCTTGGTCGAGTTTAATTAGGTTTGACTTAAATACCTCAGCAGCACCACCCTGAATCAAGTAGTTAACCAAAGTGTAAACACGGTCTTCATCACAAGGTAGGCGACGCCCGGTCCAAGTATTTACATACCCCTGACCCTCGGTACGGAGACGACGCATTCCAACGTCTTCTACTTTCTTCTGGAACATCTGCATTCCAGGGAATCGCTTATCAAATTCATTAGATACTGCACGCATTTGGTCCTCCGGAACGCCAGCTGTCAGGGCTTGCTTAGCTACACCAGCACCATAGAGACGACCATAGACTACACCCTTAATAAGTCCACGACGCTTATCTGACTTTTGCATTGTAGGGTCACCATAAATTTCACGACCAATCTCTGTGAATGGGTCAGAGCCAGTTGCATCAGCAAGGTTGAACAGATTAATTAGGTTTGGGTCTTGAGATAGTGACGCAAACATACGGAACTCAACTTGGTCAAGGTCAGAAGTAATAATTACGTGTTTATCATCTTTAGGCAAGAAAGCACGACGAACAGTATCATCACCCTTTGGAAGAGTCTGCAATGCTGGGTTCTGAATCGACATACGACCAGTTCGAGCACCTAGAGTCTTGACAGATGGGTGGACAAATCCATTGACGTTGTCGTTGATAAAGTTAGAGAAGTAGGTAGACGCAAGTTTGTCTGCTTTACGCTGCTTTAGGGCAACATCGGCTAACTGCTGAACCTCTGGGGTACCGTCACGCAAAAGAAGTTTGAGTTGGTCTGCGCTCGCTGATTTTGCCCCAGACGGAGTTGTCTCAGTAATCATTGCACCTAGTGCCTCGAACTGACGAACTAACTGAGCGTTACTTGTAATAGAGAATCCGTAGGTATCTTTTGCCCAGACTTTTACCTGCTCTGTGTAGTCGACCAGTTCCTGATACTTTTTTCTTGAGTAGTCAAGGTCTAGGCGAGCACCATTGAGCTCCATACGAGTAACAATGCGACGGGTATTCATTTCAAGTTCATAGGCTTGGCTGTATGGTTGCCCAGGGCCACACTTTTCCCAGAACATCTCCCATAGACGCATAGTAAGAACAGGGTCTAGGGCACCATAGGCCCAGTATGGTTGAAAGTTAATTGGAACAGTTCCCCAAGTCCAACCGTTTTTTATCATGCCATCATCTAAAACTTGCTGCATTCGAGCGGCATTTGCATCTACATAACGAGATGTTAGATTCTTAAGAGCACCAGAACCCAGTGGGTCAATAAGGTGAGCCATAATCATAGTGTCGTGAACTCTATGCCAAGGCATCTTCCAACGAGATTGAATCTCAAACCAGCGGGCTTCGAACGCTACGTTGTGGCAAACAATCGGACCATCAAATTTGTCCATCGCCTCGTAGAAGACTCCAGACCACTCACCCCACGGAATAGCCCATCCAGTCATCCCATCGCCAACCTGAACTAGACGTAGCTGTCCATGCCAAGGAGATAAAGCGTCATCACGCTTGCCACCAGGGCGTTCGCCAGTCTCTGTATCTATGGAAATTGCATTATGAGGTCGGCGTTCGCCCAACCAAGATATAAACTCACGAGCCTTGTCGACATTGTCAACAAGCTCTAGTTTTACACCGTCTAAATTTGTCATTTGCGTCTTTCGTATTGGTGAAGCTATATTACTACTTTTATTCGATTATCTCAAATCTGTAGACATTTGCAATATCTTTGTCTTTTTTGGCAGCATCTTCTAACAGCCTTTGAGCAACATTAGTTAGGTACCTGGCACCGCCATCATCATACTTATAGAGAGCGTCTAGCACTGCTGATGCCTGGTCACTAACTTGAGCCCAGTAACGATTTTTCTCTGGAAAAACTAAAGTAATGCTATCGTCCGGGCAACATCTTTCGCAAGGAATGCTATTTAATTCCAAGGTTTCTTGCGAAGTTTCCTGCAAATTATAGTTAGTTACAAGCTCGCAAGCAGCCCCGTGGTAGACAATAGAGACACCCACCCTAGATAAAACATACTGACCACTGACTGTTTTGTAGAGTTTAAACTCAATCCACCTAGTGGATCCACGTCTATATGATGTCGAGTCAGCCAGCAACTCACCATCTACGTATAAAGTGCGGTTGCCGTCTTTTACGGCTATCATTTATTTCTTTTTTTCTTCCAAAGCAGCGTTTAGCTCGGCAACCTTAGCTTCTAGTTCAGCAGTCTTCTTTCGCTCAATAATTAGAAGAGCCTCTAACTCGGTAGCCATGCTCATGGAGCGGGTTAGCTGGTCACGGGTAATAGTTAGGACTCCGTTTAGAAGTTCTGATTGATTGTTTTCAGTCATTATTTTTCCTTAATATGTAATGTGTATATCTAAATCCTAGCAAACTTTTTGCTAGTTTACTTATCTACCCATGATGTAGGACATTGCCTCTTTATTGGTAGAAAACCTTGCTTCTTCAAGCTTTTTTACTGTGTTATAGACGATGTAGCACTCAACCTCATCTACTACAGTTTTAATGATTTTGTACATGTTTATCTCCTAACCGCAATACAGGACACAAGGGACTAGGTAAGACCCGTCTTCGTAAGTATCTACCACAACGTTTGATGTAACTTTTCCGACAGTAGATGATCTAATAATGTCGTCCGACTGAACTCGACCGCAGCCATCGCCATTAGATTGAATAAGATCTCCCGGCTGCACGGATACGCCAGAAGCAATTCTAATCCAAGCGCCCCCGATGGCAGCAATTAGGTGACCGCTTTGCTGATCATTCTCGTCATAATCTGGCCCCAAATACACCCCATACACTTTGTTGCTACCAGAAGTATCAGAGATTTTTGCTTTAGGCATACGATCTTGCCTTTGATATCTATTCTCTACAAGGCTGTTTGTAGATTCCATAATTGTACCTTTAGGTGGAGCAGATTCAGTAATTTCTGAGTAGTGGGAGCCAAGAAATGTATTGTAGGATACGGCGGCACCCGCAACAGATATATTTCCCTCTTGGGTACCACCCTGTATTAAAGAAATTAAAATACCATCATCAGTAAGTCGCTTAACATACATAGGAATAGCAGCATCTCTAGATACAGCAAAATACCCGCTAAACCAGGCACCGGTATTGGTAGTGTCAGCAACGGTAAATGTCGAAGTAGTGGTAGCAATCTTAACAGTACCGGTAGTTTCTACAGTACTTAGAGTAGATAATCCGGTAACATCTACAGTCCCTGCAAAAGTAGCATCACCGTTGACACTAAGCTGAGTGGGAAGAGTGTCTGCACTATTACCGATTTCTACAAAAGAACCATATATGTTGATAGTTCCTTCATCAGTTAACGGAGTGTCGTGGTATCCATATTCCGCACCAATTGCCAAGCCGTTTGGGTATATATTATTGGCTAATATTGCGCCCTCAAAATGAGTGAAATCGCCATAAATTACAACTCTGCTATTAAGATACTCAGCATAAGTTCTTACACTAGCTTCGCTTGTATAGGCCTTAGAAACCATCTCGGACATTGCTGATTTTACGTCAGTTAGCGGTCTGATATATGATTCAAAACTAACTATAGAAGTATCATCGGCATCAGCTTTCTGAAAAATACCGCTACTAAGTTTTAATTCTTCATAGTCATCTATTCCAAAGGCTGCTGGAGGGCTGTATGAAGAGTCATATATAGTAGAAATATTAGGCTTAGCAAACATCGGGTGGCTGATGTAGCCTGTTTTAAATCCTATGTAGTCTAAATTATTTAAAGTACCAGTCTGCGTAGCTAAATCGATATCAATCCATTTTTTAGGCTCTTGGACGGACACCTGGCTAGGCGAGTTTAGTGTTTCGTCTTTCCAATAAAAAGATGCTGAAGTGTCACCGAAGAAAGCCACCGGTTCAGTGGAAAGCAACACTTGGTCTATTACAGTACTAAGAACGCCGTTTGCTACAGCACTTGCAGTAGATGTTGTACCAGCAGCTATTGTTTTTAGTACAGTAAAGTTAGTTGCTGTTGCATTGTTTATCAACTCATTAGTGATATTGTACTGAGACGATGACGCACCTGTAACGGTGACATAGTCTCCAGCTGCAAAGTTATTAGCTGCCGTATATGTAATAGTTCCGGTAGAGTAGCTAATAGCAGTAATATTTGCTTTAGAAGTGTGCAACGTACCTGTAGTAGAAGTGTAGGTTCCAGCATCTCCATTGTCATACGTTTGAGAGTATGTTTTGATTGGAATTTGGACTTTTATATCAGCTTCCAAAAGAAAATTTGTATTGTCATTAGTAGCGTATGCACTTCTAAGGGCAGCACCATTTATAAGAATTTGGTTACCTAGAAGCGGTTCTATCCCATCTACTGGATCTAAAAACTCTAGCATCCAGTCATTTGGATTGATGTTTTTGTATTTATAATAAGTGCTTGCATCCCAAGCAGCTTTAGTGGTAACATCTAGCACGCTATATAGGGTAGTTGTTGTAGCATTCGGAAACTCAAAAACAACTTCACTTAGGTCTATAACTGGCCAGACTACTTTATATACCTTTTTAGCTCTTAGAGTGACACCGTCACGGGTGTATCTACCTGTAGTAGTAATTCCAGCAGTCGCTGTTGCGGCTTGTATATTAGTGATTCTAAAAGTCGTGGTCGTTGGTACAGTTAGTACTTTAAAAAGCCTACTGTTATCGTTTAATTCGTCCGTTGCCCAGTTTACATTAGCTCCGCCAGCAAAACCAGTAGACCCCCTTGCATCAAAGTCTAAATATACAATGTCATCAACAGACAACCCGTGAGTTCCAGAGGTAGTAATAGTAACTACCGAGCTAGAAGTTGTATCAAAGTTTGAAATAGTAGATGAGAATGGTCGATAGTCTAAGAAAGCATCATAGCTAAAGTGTAAGGATCTATTGGTGTCAAATACTTTATAAGCATCTCCAACCCCGTATCCAATAATTCCACGGAATTTAGCTGTTGGTACCGTGTTTGTCCAGCTAACAGCACCACCATAGCTGCTTGCAGTAGCGTAATCTCTAAGTAGCCCAATAAATGACCAACTAGTTACTGCACCTGCAGCTGACGTATCCCAGCTGCTTACCGACTGAGTTAGTGTTGATGTTGAAGTGTTATACCACTCAAAACTAGGGTTGTAGATGAGGTTTAGGGTCTCAGCGGCAACGTAAGCCACGCCAGTGCTAGAAAAATATCCGTAGTCAAACTCACGTTTGCCATAGTCTCTTAGATAGAGTCCGGCAACGTCAGGATTGTAAAGCTGGACTACTCCAGTTGCATCTGACTCTGCTACGTTAGTCCCGGTATTAGCGTAGGTAAACGTATCATTAGTGGCGTCTGTAATTATTGTAGGAATAAAACCATTATTAAAAGTTGTGTCATCCTCCAATGAAACTATTACATAATCGCCAACTTCAAATTGGTGATTTTCTGCAGTTAGTGTAGAAATATTTGACGCTCTAACTTTAGACGTTACAACAATTTCTTCGGGAGAATAAGACTTATAAAGACCAACGTAAGTTCCGCTAGTGGTGTCAACATCGTTACTACCGGCGGCACTGCTCTCAATAAATGTACCTAATAGGTTGTATGGACCAATTACACGAGATACCGCCGGGGTAGAAATATTCCAGTAACCAATTGTTCCAGAGTAAGCATTGATATCGCCGCGAACTACAACGCTTCCAAATTCTGCATCTCCATTTCCAGAAATACGCCAACCAGAATATCCTTCTACAAAGTTTTCTGTTTGGATAGCTTTATTGGCAATAATTAACTCTTCAGCCAAAGCAGACTCAGAGATACTTTGAGACGCTAGTCCAGTTGTTAAAAAGTTTTGCCTAGTATTTAGATTAGTTGCAGTTTGGTCAAGGGAAGTTAAGTACCCACCAAGACTCTTATTTCTTCTAAGTCTTCCACTAGCCACTGGTATCAACCTGCCATTCTGGAATTAGGTTTAATGTTATTTGTTCCGGAAATGCCGGAGAGTTTGGCACACTAACATTAATAGATTCTATTTTTCTTAGAAGTAGATTATTACGCGGTTCCAAATAACTGTTTAGACGTTCCGCAATAAAGTCATCATTAATAATAACCTGACACCAGTCACCAGGATTATAGGAACCAACAACAGGATCTAACGAACCATTAATTTCAATCGAGTACTCACCCATAGGTGGTCTTGATTGTTTTAGGTACCTAGTTGCAGTGTTATAAAGGTCACGCTCTATGTCATAGTTTCCCCAGTCATCTACGTTAATCATATCTACAGGAGAGGCAGACCAATCTAATTTTTCAGTTGCATCTAGGATAGGCCAGCCGTTGGCAAGGAGTTCAGTATCAGTTGCTGCCGAGTATCTAGGAGGCAGCCCGGATCCGGCACCGGGGCTATCTGCAGTAGTAAACATCCTAGTAGCAGAGTTTTCCGCGTTCTCCGATAAACTAACGCTACTAATATTTCCAGGATATTCAAAAGTAAGCTTGTCTGCCCCGAAGGCGCTTGGCGGTGCATACTCACCGGGGCTTAGTGGGTTAGCTAATAAGTACTCGATCAATGAATCAGGTTTTCTTGGGATAAAAACAAAAGTTCTTTTAAAACTACTTATATTATTTACGGTTTGTACAGAGCAATCAATTCTATATTCAAAGCCATCTATATTTTCTGAGTACTTATCTAAATGCTCCCCAACGTTTGTTAAGTTTCCACCAAGAAGAGTATTAGTCAGTACTGGATAAGTGCTGTAATCATCTGTAGAGAAGTCCATCCCACCCAAGTTGGTGTTGCTAGGGAATTCGCCATAACTTTTAATATAAGTTAAAGGAAGTTTAGAAGCATAAGCGGCTCTGGTAACTATTGATTTAGTTAAACCAGTAAGAGCAAGGTTGACAGACGGTGCCGTGTATTGGTAAGTAAAAGTATTGTTATCCGGTACGGAATTAATTTTTACAGGAATATTGTCATTACTAAAATGCGATTCGTTTCCAACAATATTTACGACAACCCAGTCGCCTACAACTAGCCCGTGGTCCGCGCACGTTATTGTTCTAGTAGTTAGCCCGGAAGTACAAGCAGCTCCGGTAGGAAATAATGCCGTACCAAAGTT